GCGCTGCTATGTCAAAAACTGGTAATCAGTTAGATGTAGAAGTAGATGACTCTTCAATTGAAGTAAACGCAGACGCATTAAGAGTTAAAGCATTAGGTATTACTAACGCCATGTTGGCAGGTAGTATAGACGGTGCAAAGATAGAAAACTTTGTCTTTACAGATGAAGGCTCTACACAAGGTACAGTTCAAATTGGTAACCCTATGGAGTTTTTAGCAGGCGAAGGTATTAACACTTCAGCTTCAGGTGGTACATTAACAATTGCTGGTGAATTAGCAAGTACATCAAACATTGGTGTTGCTTCATTTACTAGTTCTAATTTTACAGTAACATCTGGTGATGTTGCTATTACTACAGTTGACGGAGGTTCATTCTAATGAAACTATGGAACAAATTTATTAATTTTTGGATTACAGGTATGCCTGGATTTGAAAAACCTTTATTGTTAAAAGATGAAGTTAAAACAGACTTAAAACATTTGAGAACACAAACAAAATCAGAATTAGAAAAACTAGGTAGAAAAGTTGGTGTCGAGTTAGATAAAAGACTTACAAAAGAAAAACTTATTAAACAGATTAGAAAACACAGTAAATAATGGCTACAGTAATAAAACCAAAAAGAAGTGAAACGGCATTAGCCATTCCATCAGCAGGTTCTTTAGAGGTCGGCGAATTAGCACTCAATGTAACAGACGGTAAGTTTTATACTAAGACGAGTGGTAATGCTGTAAAAGAAGTTGGTGGTGCAGGTTCAGTTACATTACAAGATGTGATGACAAATGGAGCTACTACTATAACTAATTTAGTTTTAGACCAAGGTGCTAACATAACTTTTGAAGGTAATTTAGCAAACTCATATGAAACTTTTTTAAATGTTGCAGAACCAACACAAGATAACACAATTTTATTACCCAATCAATCGGGTACAGTTGCAATGGATGGTGACGCATTAGCGTATGCTATAGTTTTCGGGGGATAATGAATGGCTAGTACATTTAAAAATTTTGGATTAGATGTTGGTGTTTTAGATGACGCAACAGGAAATATGTACACAGCTGGCGGTTCTGTATCTGCTGTTGTTCACGCATTATATATTTCAAATAAAAGTGCTACTAATATTGCAAATGTAAATGTTAAAGTTACTACAGATGGCGGTTCTACTTTCTTTCATGTAGGTAGAAGTTTAGAGGTTGATGTTAATAATACTTTAGTTTTAGATAAACCTATAAATTTAGAAGCGAGTGATATTTTAAGAGTTTATGCAGACCCTAATCCAGACAGTTCGTCTGTAGATGTTGAGGCGTTTGCAAGTATATTGGAGATTAGTTAATGGCAATTAATAATCATGTTGTAAATACAGGTGGCCGTGGTAATAATATGTTCAGCGAGACCTTTCATGGTCTTAGAAGAACACAAGACGGTAAATTGTATTACACATTAAGAGATAAAAATGTAGGTACTTTTAGTAATGATGGTGGTTCAACAGAATTAACAAATAAAGATGATTATGTTACAGTAGTTGAAGAGTATATTTCTGGTAAAGACCAAACTTTTTCAGGTGATGGTTCTGATACAACTTTCACTTTATCTGATACAGGTAGAACAGCAGACCAGATTGCTGTTTTTGTAGATAGAAACAGACAAACGGCAACTACAGATTATACTATATCAGGAACAACATTGACTTTTACAAGAGCTCCTCATAATAATGCTGAGATATTTGTTAGAGTTATTAAAAAAGAATATAAGAATGAAACAACTGATACCTACCAACAATATAAGTTTGAAAGTGGTAGAAATTATTACAAATTAAACAGCGACGGCAAGTTAGTTAGAGTAGAAAACAAAAAAATGCCTGTTGATGAGGTAAACTTTCCAGATGATGTAACGGATGGTGATTTTGCAAGTTATAACGGAAGTTCAATTGTTAACCCAACTACTTGGTCGGTGTAGTATAAATATATGGAATTAAGAAGGTAAAAAATGGCAGATTTTGTACTAGGAAGATTAAAATTTAAATGGCGTGGCGATTGGGCAGCCTCAACGGCTTACTTAATTGACGACATTGTAAAATATGGCGGTAACACCTATGTTGTTGTAGAAAATCACACATCTCAAGCTGCAACTGCTGATTTTTATACAGATTTAACAGCAGGTAAATATCAAATTCATACCGAAGGCCTTTTCTTTAAAGGTAATTGGGCTGGTTCAACATTCTACAAATTAAATGATTTAGTAAAATACGGTGCATATCAGTATAGATGTATTTTACAACACACATCTGCTTCAGATTTTGCAATCGGTTCAAACTGGCAAGTTTATTCTGAAGGCTTACAATGGGAAGATAGTTACAATGCAGGCACAACATACCAAGACGGTGATGTAGTATCTTATGGTGGTTACACTTATGTTTATGTAAACTCAACACCAAGTTCAGGTAATACACCTACAGATAATTCATATTGGGATATAATCACAACTGGTTATAACAATACAGGAAATTATGTACATGCTACAACTTACAAAACTGGAGATGTTGTAAATTATGGTGGTTATGTCTATGTAGCAAATACAAACGGTGTAGGAAATTATCCAGCAAATACAGACGGTACAACTAATTCATCTTATTGGGATTTAATTGTAAAAGGATTTGACTATCAATCAGGCGCTTATGGCGCATCCACAACATATAATATTGGTGATGTTGTAAGATATGTTTCTTCAACTTATGTGATGTTGAAAGACAGACAAATCAATGTTACTCCAGGTACAGACGCAACTGTTTGGCAGTTAATGGCGCAAGGTGACACAGGCGCAGTATTAACTACAAGAGGTGACTTGATGTACCAAGACGCTTCTCAAACAGCAAGATTGCCTATTGGTATTTCTGGTTCAGTTTTAACAACTGCTGGTTTGGAACCAGTTTGGTCAAACGCCGAAGGTGCAAATGTTCTTTATGTTGCAAACTCTGGTTCAGATACAAATCCAGGTACACAATTTTTACCTTTTAAAACAATTTATAAAGCATTATCAGTAGCATCTTCAGGAGATGTTGTTGACTTTAATACAATTACAGGTGGTACAGGCGGTACTCCATCAACTTATGATATTGTTCAAACGGGTACAACTGGTTCAGGTACAGGTGTCCGAGCAAGAGTTATTTTAGATGGTTCTTCAACACCAACAGTTACAATAACAAATGGTGGTTCAGGCCACGCAGCTGGTGATGTTATTACATTTTCAGATGACGCTTCACAATTAAGTGGCGCAACTTCAATTACAATTACAGTAGTTTCTGCTTCAATTGGTGATGTTGTCTATGTTAAAAACGGTGTTTATAGAGAAACTTTACCTTTAAGAGTTCCTGCTGGTGTTACAGTACAAGGTGAAAGTTTAAGAGGAACAGAAATTAGACCAAATTCAGGTACAGGTCATCAAGTTAAGACGGTTACATATTCATCTGGTGGTACAGGCGGTACTCCAGGCACTTATAACTATGTTCACGCTAATGCAACTTCAGGCACAGGTATTGCAGCTTCATTTGTAGCAAATGTTGTGACAGATGGTTCATCAACACCTACAGTTACAATTTATCACGGCGGTACAGGATTTAATTCAAGTGATACAATTACAATTCCAGGTTCTAGTTTAGGAAGTTCAAGTGATTTAGTATTAACAGTTGCTTCATTAGAAAACAATGACGCTTCTAATATGTTCTTATTGAACAATCAAACAAACATTACTCAAATGTCAATGAAAGGTTTAACTGGTACACCAGGTGCTGGTGGTACAAGTAAGGCTGCTGTTACTTCACTTGACCCTAGTGGTTCAATTACAACTGCTTCTCCATATATTCAAAACTGTTCTTCAGTAAATGCAAATGCAACAGGTATTCAAATTGATGGTTTATTACACGCTTCAGGTAACAAATCAATTCTTGCAAATGACTTTACACAAATTAACTCCGATGGTATCGGTGTTCACGCAATTGGCGGCGGTCGTGGTGAAATGGTTTCTATCTTTACTTATTATTGTGATAAATCTTTTTATGCACAATCAGGCGGATTTATTAGAGGTCTAAACTGTTCATCTGCTTATGGTGAAAAAGGTGCTGAAGCTGATGGTACATTAGCCGCAGAAAGTCCTGTAGAAGTACAAGCTCGTGGTGAAATGTTAAAATATTCAACTACTGGATTTATTGGCGCTGCTACAGAAAGTGATATTGCAGATACAGTAACAACTTCAGGTACGCCTACAGCGGCTGCAATCGTAGGTGACACTTCAGGTGCAACTGCTACAATTATCAGAACAAACATTTCATTAGATTATATTCATATCACAGGTAGAACAGGTAATTTCCAACAAGGTGAAACTGTTACAATTACAAAAGACGATAGTTCAACTTTCCAAGCAACACTAGACGCTACTTTTGGCGATAGTTCAGCTGCTCAAACAGGACAAATTGGTCCACTTATTGCAGTTGATTCCTCAGATGGCACACTATTAAGTTCAAGTGCTATTACAGTTGGTTCAAATGTTCAGTTTGCAGGTGATATTACATATTACAGAATTAGTGCAGTATCAGAAACACAAACAGATAATCAAACAGCTCTAATTAGATTGACTACTAGTGTAACTAGTGCTAACGCAATTGCAGATAATACAAGTACAACTGTTACAGGTAATTTTTCAAATATTAGATTGACAGGACACGACTTCCTAGATATTGGTACTGGTGGTTTTGCTGATACAAATTATCCTGGTGCCTCTTCTCAACCGGCTGACCAATCAGATGAAATTAATGAATTATCTGGCGGCCGTGTTTACTTTACATCTACTGACCAAAAAGGTGACTTTAGAGTTGGTGACTTATTTAGAATTGAACAGGCAACTGGTGTTGCAACTCTTAACGCAGACGCATTTGACCTTTCAGGTCTATCAGAATTACAACTTGGTTCTATTGGTGCAGAATTAGGTGCTACAATCAATGAATTTAGTACAGACGAAACTTTATCAAATGATAGTAACACGGCAGTTCCAACAGAAAGAGCTGTTGTAGGTTATTTAACAAGAGATAAAGCAGGCACAGGTGCTTGGGTACCTCCAACAGGTACAACAGCACAAAGACCTACAGGCGGAACTTTATACACAGGTGCTATTAGATACAACTCTACATTAGTAACTTGGGAAGGATATAACGGAACACAATGGACAGGTTTAGGTGGTGGTAATCCTTGGCAGACATTTACTGCTGACGGTTCAACTGCTTTAACAATTGCGGCCAATGATAGATATTTTATTGATACTACATCAGCTGCTCAAACAGTTACATTACCAGCTTCACCTCTAACAGGTGACCAAGTTTCATTATTAGATTTGGCTGGAACATTTGATACAAACAATTTAACTATTGGTAGAAATAGTTTAAAAATTATGGGATTAACCGAAGATTTAGTCATCTCAACTGAAAATGCTGGTATACAATTAGTTTATACAGGTGCAACTTATGGTTGGAAACTGGTAACTGTAATATAATAGAGGATAAATAATAATATGGCAAATTTAAGAGATTTTACTGGAAAAAACAAAATATTTACCGGAACAAAAGGTATGATAGTATCAGATGTTGCCGGTGTTACAGGTGATAGAGTTGATGAAAAAGGTAGATTTAGATACAATTCAACACTAGAATTAATGGAATATTACAATGGCACATCTTGGATTGTCATTGACGCTCCTCCAACAATTTCAAGTGTATCACCAACCTCATTTGACGAAACCGACACTTCAGTAACCTTTACTATTTTAGGTTCAAACTTTTCATCATCTGGATTAAGTGTGCAAATGTTTAATGCCTCAGGAACAGAAATTACTATAGGTTCAGTAACAAGGGTTTCATCAACAGAAGTAACATTTGTTTTAACAGTTTCAAATTTAGGAGCAATTGATGAGCCATATGATATAAAAGTTACAAACGGTTCTGGTTTGGCAGTTACAAACGCAGAAGTGATTACTGTTAACCAATCTCCAACATGGACAACATCTGCTGGTTCATTAGGCACATTGGGTAATAGTAACAGAGCTGCAAGTGAGTTAACAACTTCAACATTAGTTGCAACGGATCCTGAAGGTGGTGATGTTGATTATTATATATCATCTGGTACTTTACCTACAGGTTTATCTTTAGATAGTGAAACAGGTGTAATATCAGGAACAGCAAACGCAGAAAGTTCAGACACAACTTATAATTTTACTGTAGAAGCACACGATACTGCTTCTAACTTTACTTCTAGAGCATTTTCTATTACCGTTCAAGCTCCAGTTATCACAACATTTAACTCACCAGGAACATTTACAGTTCCTGCTGCTTTAACATCTGTTGATGTATTAGTAGTGGCAGGCGGTGGTGGCGGTGGTGCTGAACCAGGAAATAATGGTCCTGGTGGCGGTGGTGCCGGTGGTTTGATTTACCGACCAGGTTATCCAATTTCTCCAGGTACACCAATTTCGGTTACAGTAGGTTCAGGTGGTCAAGGCGGTACAGCTTCTATACCAGGTGACGCAGGAAGTCCAGGTCAAGGAATTACAGGTGGCTCACCGGACGCTCAAGGTGCAAACGGAGTTGATTCCGTATTTTCAGGATTAACTGCTAAAGGCGGCGGTGGCGGAGGTTGTCCAGAAGGTTTAGGACCTAGTAATGGTAAACCTGGTGGTTCAGGTGGTGGCTCTGTTTCTATGGGCACTACACCAAACTCAGCTGGTAGTGCAACTCAACCTAGTCAACCAGGCGATAGTGCTACTTACGGATTTGGTAATCCAGGTGGTGGTGAACCAACAGGAATTGCTGGACAAATCGGAGGTGGCGGCGGAGGTGCTGGTGCAGCCGGTGGAAATTGTGGAGGTCCTGTTTATCCTACTGACGCTCCAAACTTACCAACAGCTATTGCTCAAGGATTCGGTAAAGGCGGAATAGGTAGAGAATATTCAATTTCAGGTTCTCCTGTTTATTATGCAGGCGGCGGTTCAGGCATGGTTGCCAATAGTAACGGTATAAATCCAGGAACTTTCATACCAGGAGCACAAGGTGGCGGTGGTAACGGAGGTTGGCAAATCGCTGATAACACAGGACAACAATCAACAAGACCAGGAACAGCAAATCGTGGTGGTGGTGGCGGTGGCGGCCGTCCAGGTCACGGTGGTGATGGCGGTTCAGGTGTTGTAATCGTGCAAGCTTAGGAAAAATTACAATGGCAATCATACCAAAACAAAGAATAGCTTTAGTAAAACTAGACCCAATTGAAAGTAATTCAACAGGTGGTGTTGTTGAAAAAATTATTATTTGGGGTGGTGATACAAATGATATATCACATGACCCTTATCCATACAAAAACACACCAGGTTATAAATGTATTCCTAGTGATGAGGCAGAATTAGGTTGGATTTTACAAGATAAAACTGGCATTCTTAGGGACCCTAATTCCTAACATATAAATATACATAATTAACAGGAGATATAAAAGTGACTGAAAATAAAAATAAAGGTGTTGAATATAATGTTGATGTAGATAGATTAGCTAAAGGTGATAAACAATTAGTTAGAGAATTAACAGATATTTTTGACAAAAATCCAAATACAAATTTAAAATTATTAGCAGAAACATTAAGAGTTAAATATGGTATTGATGAAGCTGAAATCATGCCAATTGAAGGTTCTATATATGAACAATTTTCTAAACCTTTTAAATTATCAGACCAAATAGCAGGCTTTATGCAAGACTACAGTTCTGGTAAAAGAGTTAGAATTCCTTACATTAATTTGTCTGGAGATTTAAAAACTTTAAATAGTTTTGTTCAACATATATATGACGCAGGCTATCAAATGGGGAAAGTTGATAGCGAAAAAAAAGAATAAAATGATGTTGTGATTATGAGGAAGTTATATAATGAGTGTAAAAAATTTATACTATTACTTTAGTGGAGCTTTATCACCAGAAATTTGTGATAACATTATTAAAGCCGGCGAAACTAAATTAAATCTATTAAAAAGTGCAGGTGCTAATACTTCAGGCACAACTGGTGGCGCCAGAGAAAAACAAGCATTAAAATCATCTAAAGCAGTTTCTCAAGCTGATAAAACAGCAATGGAACTTGAGGATCCAGAAAATTCTTATATAAGAGATTGTGAAGTTTCTTGGTTAGAAGATAAATGGGTATATGATATAATCTGGCCTTTTGTTAAAGAAGCTAATGATAAAGCAGGTTGGAAATATGATGTTGATTGGGGAGAACCAGTACAGTTTACAAAATATCCTTCTCCTGGAGGGTTTTATGGATGGCACAATGATTCCAATTCAGACCATTATAGTAAATATAAAAAAGCTATACCTGGAATAACTCCTATAAAAGAAAATGGAAATTACATTGATAATCATACTCCAAATAATAATTTTTTTGGAAAAGTAAGAAAATTATCTGTTACCATAAATTTAACAAAACCAGAAGACTATGAAGGAGGAAATTTAAAATTTGATTATGGTCCTCATGTAAAAAGAGATAATCAATTCCATGAATGTACTGAAATCAGACCTAGAGGTTCAGTAATTGTATTTCCCTCATATGTTTATCATCAAGTAACTCCTGTTACGAAAGGAACAAGATACTCCTTAGTTATGTGGTGTTTAGGAAGGCCTTTAAAATGAAAAATATAATTAAGAATATTGAAAATTGGAACACTCTTAGCTTAGAGGAAAAAGATAAAGCACAAAAAAATTTGCTTGAAAAAACTATTATTAAAGAAAAGGTATTTGATTATGATAGTGCAAAATATTTTGAAGAAAATGGATATGTAATTTTAAAAGATTTTATTACAAAAGATATGGCAGATTTTATGTACGACTATGTAAAATTGTCAGCTAAAAGACTTTTACATCTTGTAAATAATGAAATTTCACATGATGGTGAAGTATATGGTACCTTTACAGATATGCAAGCGCCAGGTGATTATAGTAAATATGGCGATATGTTATTTGATACATTATTAGCTAAAGGAATAAATTCCGTACAATATGCTACTTGTATTGATGTGATACCAACATATACTTACCATAGGCTCTACACAACAAACACAGAATTAAAAAGACACAAAGATAGACCTTCTTGTGAAATATCTACTACTCTTTTTTTAGGGCACGATATATCAAATGTAAAAGAAAAAGATTATAGTTGGCCTATGTTTGTTTCTTCTAAAAAAGAAAACAAAGAATTGCCTGTTCATTTAAATCCTGGAGACATGATTGTTTATAGAGGTTGTGAAATAGAACATTGGCGTGAACGATTTATTGGAACAAATCATGCTCAAGTTTTTTTACATTACAATGATATTCACGGACAATACAATATAAAATATGATGGTAGACCTGAATTAGGATTACCAGCAAAATTTAAACAACAAGAACAATCTCAAAATAGTGTACCCGATTATTTTGATTATGAAAAGAAAGTTGATTTAAGTAAAATGGATTATGTTATATGATAGAGGTTTATGATAATACAGTACCATTTCACATACAACAACACGCATATGATTTTATTTTAAATTCTCATTTTAAAATTAAAGGTTGGGAAGATAGAGATGATACCGACTTAATTAAATATGATTTACATTCCAGATGGTCTATTGATGATTTAAAAGCTGCAAAATTATTTTCATTTATAGAAAAAATAAATTCATTTGATACTTGGCAAAAATGTGTGGTTAATTTAACAAAACCCGGCGACCATTATTATACACATACTCACGGAGAACATTCAGATGTTGTGTTATATTACGCAAATTTAGAATGGCGTGATGAGTGGGCAGGTGAAACTATGTTTTATGATGATAATAGAATACCTACAAAAGCTTATTCATTTACACCAGGCAGATTTATAAAATTTGATGGTAGTATACCACATTCAATTAGACCACAATCATTTATAGGACCACAATATAGATTTACAATAACTAATTTCTTTAGGAAAAATTAATATGAAATTTAAAATTTTTAATAAAGAAGAAAAATATCCTTTTTTAGTTGTTGATGATTGGTTTTCTGATATAGAATTATCATCAGTATGGTCTGAATTGAATTTTTATTTACATCAACCAGAAATACAAAGAGCAGAAAATACAGTAACAGCTACAGATACTAAAGGCAACCCTTTGTCTAAAGCATTTAGATTTTATATTGATGGTTATTATAGATTGGAAAAGGTTTCTCATATATTAAGATATAAAAATAAATTTGATAATTTAGAGTTAAAAAAACATATATCAGAAATAAAACCATATGGTAGAAATTTTTTAACAACAAGTTGGAGAAATGTTTTATTATCTTATTATGAAGAAAATGACAAATATGAAAGTCACCACGATATGACACAATGGACTTGTTTAGTATGGATGGTAAAAGAACCAATCGCTTTTACAGGTGGAGATTTCTATTTTACTGAAATAAATCAAGGAGTAAAATTAAAAAACAATAGAGCTATATTTTTTCCTAGTTGTTATTTACACGGCGTAACACCAGTTGTTTTTAAAAATAAAGATGATTTAAATAAAGGTTTGGGTAGATTTACTATTACAACATTTTTTGATACTGATATTAATAAAGGATTTTTAGAAAGTGAATAGTGAAATTTTACAACTTTGGCCTATACCAGTTTACAAGTCAACTATAAATGTTGATGATGAATGGTTACAACTTGCTAAAAAAGAACAGTATAAAAGAATGGATGTTGGTAATGGATATATGACAACTGATTATTATATATTGAAAAAAATACCAAAATTAAAGTTGTCAATTGAAAATTGTATAGAAGATTTTACTAAAAATTTTTTAAAAATAAACAACCAAAGTAAATTCTACATTTTAAATTCTTGGATTAATAAACATCAATTTGAAGATTTTGCACAAAAACATTATCACGGCAATAGTTTAATTAGTGGTGTTTATTATTTAAATGTAGAAAAAAATTCAGGCGACATTGAATTTGTTAAAAATCATCTACATACAAATACCTTTTCTAGTAATATATTGTTTCATTATACGGAAGATAATTTTATCAATACTGAAACTGTAAGAATAATTCCTAAAGAAGGACTTTTATTATTATTTCCTTCACATTTAGAACATAAGGTTACAAAAAATATGACTAAACAATTTAGATATTCTTTAGCATTTAATGTTTTTGTTAGAGGTAAATATGTAAGTGATGAAGTTATGGACTTAGAAATAAAATGATTGAAAATTTTAAACCAATCTTTTTAGGCGCTCAACCTATTTTTAAAATAGATAGTGTTTATACGCCAAATAAAGATGAAATAAAATTTTTAAAAAATTTATCTTATAGAAAAGATAAAGGATTTTCACTATCCAAAAGTGTTAATATTTTAGACAATAAAGAATTAGAAAATATAAAAAATCATATTGTAAAAGCTTTTGATGTATATAAAGATAACATATTAGAGATAGAAAACACATTTTATATTAGTCAAAGTTGGTCTACAATAAATAAAAAAAATTCTATGCACACAAAACACAATCACCCCAATACATTGTTTAGTTGTGTTTTATATGTTGATGTTGATAGTAGTGGTATAAATTTTTTCTTTGATAAGTCAGCCATTCAACAAGCATTTAATTTTAGTTATAAAATAAAAAAACATAATATACATAATTCAACATCTTGGTCTGTACCAGTTAACACAGGAGATATGGTAATATTTCCAGGAGATATTAAACATTCATCATTTATAAATGAAAGTGATAAAGAAAGAATAATTGTAGGAGCTAACTTTTTTATTAGAGGTGAATTAGGTATAAAAGAAGATGTAGATAGGATAATAATATAATGCTTGATATAAAAGAACTAACTTTAGAACACCACAAAGACGCCGAAAGGCAGGACTTTGTGAGAATATTAATGTCTGGTCAAATAGACCATAAATTGTATGCAACATACTTGTACAATCAATTTCAATGTTATGCTGTATTAGAAAAGTATGGGTTGCACAACTCACTATTCAGAGATACACCAAATCTATTAAGAGCTGAACATATATTATATGATTTCAAATCTTTTGAAATAGATACTCCAGAGATTACTCAAAGCACAAAAGATTATATAAAACACATTGAATCTATACAAGATGAGGCTATGAAATTGTATGCTCATATATATGTAAGACACATGGGCGATTTATCTGGTGGTCAAATGATTAGAAGAAAAACGCCAGGTCCTAATAGATACTACAAATTTAAAGATAAAGAAGTGGGTGAGTATAGAAGAATCGTAAAAGAAACTATCAATACTTATTTAAATGTTTATGAACATTCAGTATTGCCAGAAGCAAACTATTGTTTTGAAAGCGCAACAAAATTATTTAAAGAAATGAAGGAGCTCCATGATTTGGGAAAGACTGATTAAGTGGAAAGAAGAAACAATAGAAGTATTAAATCAAGAACTGGTTGAGTATGAAGAACCAGGTATGGAAAGGTTTAATAATGATGAGTTTGGTTGGGTAAATAGAACCTGGAAGAATGATTATATTAGACGAGCACATGTAGATGTGGTTGATGTAAGAGATAGTAAGAAATTATGGATGGCTCATGTTTGTTTATTTCCAGAATTGACTAATGGTGGACCAATTTATGGGTTTGATATCATTGCAGGTAAGAATAAAGTCACAGGTGCCTTTCACGATTTTAGTCCTCTATTGCAGAAACAACACCCATTAACAGAGTGGTTTATAGAAGAAAATAAATGGTTTACACCGAGTAAAGAGAGAGAGTTACCTGATTGGGCAAAGGCAATTTTTAGTGGTGGAATGATTGCAGCTGGTAATGTGTCAGAGGAAGATGAATTAAATCAAATTTGTACTATGGCCGTGTCCAATTTGCGTAATTATATTGATAAGATTAGAACACATGATGGTGAAGCTAAGCGAGAAGATGTGATAAAGGCACAGAATTATTACTGTGAACATCAACAAAAAAACCCACATACACCAAGAGTTATGGAGAAACTAGGTCTTCCTGAAGAAGATATTAAATTATTCTGTTCCGACAATCTCTTTCCTATCATTAAATAATCCTTATAAATATACCAGAAAAGGTAACAATTATGGCAGAACCAGCAACAAGAGAAAATTTAAAACAATATGCTTTAAGAGCGTTAGGTAAGCCTGTTATTGAGATAAATGCAGATGATGACCAGTTAGAAGATAGACTGGATGAGGCATTACAGTATTTCGCACAATATCACTATGACGGTATTCAAAGAGCATATTTAAAATATCAATACACTTCAGCTGATAAGGCACGAATGACTGTTGATTCTTCAGAGTCAATCACTAAAAACGGTGTCACTACATCATGGAAAGAGGGTAATAACTTTATTGTTGTACCTGAAAGTGTAATATCAGTAATCAATATATTTCCGTTTTCAAATAAATCTAATATGAATTTGTTTGATGTAAGATACCAGATGAGATTAAATGACTTGTACGATTTTTCATCTACAAGTGTTATTAACTATGATATTGTATTACGACACCTAGACTTTTTAGACCATATCTTAGTAGGTGAAAAACCTATAAGATTTAATCAACATGACAATAGACTTTATATTGACATGGATTGGACACATGATTTACAAGTAGGTGAATATATCGTAATAGAAGCATACAGAAAAATGGACCCTACAGTACATACAGATGTATTCAATGATATATTTTTAAAGAGATATGTTACAGCATTATTTAAAAAACAATGGGGAGCTAACTTATCTAAGTTTGATGGAGTAGCAATGATTGGTGGAGTTACATTAAATGGAAGACAAATTTATTCAGAGGCATTATCAGATATTGAAAAGTTAGAACAAGAGATTAGAAGTACCTTTGAATTAAATCCAGCAATGATGATTGGATAACAAATCATGGCAGTAAATCACTATTTTCAAGGTGGCAGAGGTATCGGCAATGACTCTGAAAAGAGATTGCATGAAGATATTATTATCGAATCTTTAAAGATATTCGGTCAAGATATCTATTATCTACCTCGTACACTTGTTAATAGAGATTTAGTTTTAGGAGAAGATACATCTAGTAGATTTGACGACTCTTATCTATTAGAAATGTACTTTGAAACTACTGAAGGATTTGCTGGTGAAAATGAAATAATTAATAAGTTTGGTTTAGAAATTAGAGATGATACAACACTTATATTATCTAAGAGAAGATTTGAAGACCATGTAGCTAGTAAGGCTACATTAACAGCAACTGGTCGTCCTAATGAGGGTGATATTGTTTTTGTACCTTTACTAAACTCTTATTTTGAAATACAATTCGTAGAAGACCAAGAACCATTCTATCAACTTGGTAACTTACCTGTCTATAAACTAAAAGTTACTCGTTGGGAATATGCTAGTGAACAGATTAATACTGGTAATGAAATATTAGACCAAGTAGAAGACAAATACACACTAGACCAATTACAACACAAATTTACTTTAGAGTATGGCCAAGAAGTATTGACAGGCGCAGGTTCAATTATGTTAGAAGATTATCACGATTATTCTACAGGTCAACCAGCATTATTAATGCAAGAAACATATGTAGAGGCAAACATACAAACACAATCTCCGTATGCAAGTAACTTAGATTTAAATGCTGAGGCAGGTTATGATACAGTTAGTACAGCAGATGACATACTAGACTTTACAGAAAGAAATCCATTTGGAGAGGTTGACGAATAATGTTTGGAACTCATTTTTATAACGAAGGATTAAGAAAGTTAACTATTGCATTTGGTCAAATATTTAACAATGTAATAATTCAAAATACTAGTAGTACAGGTGCAATCACTAAAAGATTAAGAGTGCCATTAGCATATGCACCAAAAGAAAAGTTTTTAGTTAGATTAGAACAACAAGCTAATCTATCACAAGATAGAGAGGTTGCAGTTACCTTACCTAGAATGGGTTTTGAGATAACTGGTTTATCTTATGACGCTTCACGAAAAATTAATAAAATGCAAAAACTAATCAGAATAAAATCTGGTGAAGACGGCAAGAAAATGGAATATAATTATGCACCAGTTCCATATAATATTAATTTTAACCTATACTCTTTTACAGCAACTGCTGAAAATGGTTTACAAATCATAGAACAGATTTTACCATTCTTTCAACCAGAATACACAGTAACAATGAATGTTGTTCCTGAATTGAATATTAAAAGAGATGTACCAATTATTTTAAATAGTGTAAATTATGAAGACACATATAACGGAGAGTTTACACAAAGAAGAGCAGTAATTTATACACTAAGTTTTACTGCTAAAACATATCTATATGGACCTATGACTAATCAAGGTGTTATTAAAACTGTTCAAGCAGACCTTGGTACTGACACAGATAGTCCATTAACAAGAGAAGAAAGAATTATTGTAGTACCAAATCCTACATCAGCTGACGGTGATGATGATTTTGGATTTACAACAAGTTTAACTTTTCATAGTGATAGTAAACGATATAACCCTACGAGTGGTAATGA